GAATGCTGTACATGTACCTATTACCTTTGAAGCTGAGCAGACTATCACTCCTAGGATCCTGACGGCCCTTTTTCCTAATGACGCACCAGTAGATGTCAGGGCTGAAGGTGATGCACCAGAGGCTCAGGCAGTTAAGATTAAGGCGGGTATCCAACATTCCTTTAGGGTGTCTAATGTACAGGGTAAGGTTAATCCTGCATTAGGGCAGTGTACGCTATATGGTACTGGGTATCTAGAGGGGGGTTCATGGTTAATCAAGAGGGGCTGGTCTATTGATGAGAATGGGGAGAGATACTACGCTATCACAGATAGTAGGCCAGATTGCCAGTTTGTGAACTTCTTTGAGATGTTCCCGCATCCTGCTAAGATTTCGGTAGATGACGGTTTACCTGTTATAAGGCGTAGATTTATAGATGCTGAGCAGTTAAAGAGCTTAGCGGAGAATCCTTTCTTTCAATTCCAGAACTTAAAAGAAGCATTAGATTCAGAACCTATGATTAGGCCCCAAGACATGCCTAAAGCATACCAAGCTAAAAAGGGTGAAGATTACGAGGTATTGGAGTACTGGGGGCCTTTTGACATGAACTATGAGAAAGACGGCAAGATCATGACCAAGAAGGCCGTACCTCATTGGATTATAGTTATTAACCGCAAGATACTTATAAGAGGTATTCCTAACCCCTATAACCACCAGTTACCGCCATATTGTAAGTTTATATTGTATCCTGATAAGAAGCCTGGTTGGTTTGGTGTAGGAGCAGGCACAGTAGGTAAACCAGCACAGGACAGGGTAAATAAGATAGTTAATCAGCGTTTAGACAATGTTGACCTTGTTATTAACCGTATGGGCTTTTATGATGGCAATGATACACTTATGGATCCTAAGAGGTTACAGGTGGCAAAGCCTGGCCTTTGGATGAAGGTAATGGATACTACAAGGTCTATCAGGTGGATGGACACTCCTGATGTCACTAGAAGTTCTTATGAAGAGGAAAGGATAGCTAAGGAGGACTTTAGACAATCTACTGGTGCGACAGCCCAGTTGATGCCTAGCCCTGATGATGAACAGCATAGGACTGCTTTAGGTATTCAGATTCTACAAGGTGCCGCGGGTATGAGGTTTAGACCTATATTACAACAGATAGAGTTAGATCTTGTTGCAGCACTGGCAATGTTCTATTTCTCTAATATGAAACAGTTTATGACAAATGAGGAGTGGGTGCATATCTCTGGTGCAGGTGGGCATGACCAAGCTATTCTATTGAAGCCAGAAGATATACAGGCTAAGGTGTACTTTATCCCTACTGGCATAACCGAGACCATGAACAAGGAAGTCCAGATAGGTCAGTTGCTTAAGTTCAAAGAGGTTTCTAAAGATGACCCAACGGTTAATAGGGTTGAGCTTAATAGGCGTATAGCTGAGCTTATGGGATTTAAGGATCTTGATAAGCTATTTGTAGAACAACAGCCTACAAACAATCAGAGTCCTTTGAGTCCTGAACAACAGCAGTTGATACAGCAACGCTTGGCTGAAGGAGCTAGTCCTGAACAGATCAAAGCAGAGATAGCAGGGCCACCGCCAATGGAATCTATGCAAGGGGGTATGTAATGGATTTGGAAGCTATAAAGGCTTTAAGGCAAAGTTTAGGTTGGGAAGAGCTGATAAAGGAAATAGATAAACATATAAGTATAGAGTTACAGAAGTTAAAGAGATGTGATTTAGATGATGTAATTACAATACAGGCAAGGATTTATGCATTAGAGTTGTTGAAGAAACTTCCTCAAGATGTTATAGAGAGGGAGGGTTAAGGTCCAGAGACCATTCTCTGTTCGGCCCACATACCCGTTGTATGTGCAAATTAGGAGGCAGCGATGCCAGAAGATACTAAGGTTGACGAAAAACAAACTCCTGATCCGTCAACTCAGGATCCCAACGCTGGGGGACAAGCCAACGCTTCGGGTACACCTGACCCGATACAGACAGGTGCGGAAGGTAAGATTGAGGGTATTGATGTAAATGTTGATGATACCCCCAAGACTGTTCCTCTTACTGCGTTACATGAGGAAAGGGAAAAGAGGCAGGCAATACAGGCTCAGCTAGATCAAATCAAGGCTATGATGGGTGAGAATATAGTTTATGATGCGAATGGTAAGCCGATTCCAATGCCTCAGCAACAGCAAGCTCAACCTCAAGACAATGTAAGGGAGCAGTTAGATCGTATGTGGGAAGAGGATCCCCGCAAAGCAATGCAGGCAGAGATGCAGATGGCTCTTGAATGGTACGATAATGTCAATGCCCAAGTGGATATGCAGGAAACTGAGATCCGCAACAGGTACAAAGACTTTGACACTTTTCGTAATGATGTCAAGAATTACATCAGGCGGCTGCCACCCGCACAAAGGGCTAAGCCAGGTATCATGGAAATGGCTTACCATGTAGTTAGAGGCCAGAATGTGGACAAGATTCTACAGGCCAGGGAAGCAGAACTGTTGAAGAAGTATAAGGCTGGTGAATCGGTACAGGGTTTAAGCGGTACTTATTCTAATCCGCCTGTAACCAATAATACTGCTGTAACTGATGATCAGAGGAAGGTAGCTGATGCAATGGGCATGTCTGTAGATGACTACATAAAGTGGGTGAAGAAATGAGTATAATAATTCCAAGGCTGATGCCTAAAGGGATGAATGAGGGTGCGTACAGGGGCAACCTACTTTGCCCTACTTGTCATAGCAAGGCTGTTCGCTTTATTGAAAACTTAGGTCCGTATAGGATTCGTTATCGTTGTAGAAAGTGCGGTCTGCCGTTTCAATATGAGATTGGCCGTGATATGTCACAGCATCCATACGCTGTCCTCAATAAAAACAAATGGCGTGATATTGCTGACGCATACGCCAAGGGGAGAAAACTAAAGGAGTAATACGATGGCTCGTTATCACTATGATGTAACAGGTGCGGAACCGATTGTAAGGGATGTATGTACATATAACGGTGGTGGTGAAATAGAAATAGGTACCGTTATGGCTTCAGGACCAGTAGCAACAGCAGAGAATACAGGTGCTGCTATCAAAGCTGATGCTGATGTTTTATCCAATATAATCGGTGTAACAAATGAAGCAATGGCTGCTGGTGATACTTCGGTTGTGGCTACTGGTGTTGATTATTATTGCAAACATATAATCAATCCTTATGCTGTGTATCTATGCAAGTATTCAACGGATGCTGCTGATGATGTACCAGTAACTTCTGCTGATGCTACAGGTAAGTCGCTTACGATCACACAGGTAACTGACCACGAAAGATGCTGGGCGTATATTACCAGCACTGGTGGTACTACTGGTGGTTTCGGTAACTTGTTCCAGGTAGGTGCAACGACAGGTACTACAGTATTAACTGCTGCTACAGACTATGATGATGACCTAAGTGGTAATATCATAGGCGATACAGTTATAGTTCTGCATGCAACTTATGGTGCAGATGTAGCTGGTGGTTCAGTTGATATGGCTTCAAACCTGATTGATGTAAGCGGCCATGATGCTTCTGCAAGTGCTGGTGCAGCTATAGTTCTTGAGAACTATATTACCAGCAAGTGGAGGCCATCAGAACCGTTGAGATGTTCAAAACATTCTGGATATAATTACAAGGATGAAGATCCTACATTCTATGCAGATGTTATGTACAGCGAACATCTATTAGGTCAGGGCGGTACGGTTTGTGATCGTGTAATAACATAATAAGAAAGGGAAACTAACATGGCTGTAATAGCAAGCGAGAACTTTGCGTATCTATTAGACCCAGGACTCCGTAAGATATTTATGGATGAGTACGCAATGCCTGAAGGTCAGGTTGATAACTTGTTTGGTATTGAAAAATCCAGCAAGGCAACTGAGTACGACCTAGGGATTGGCGGGATGGGCGACTTGGAAGAGTTTACGGGTACTATACCGTATGACGATTTCAAGCAGCAGTACAGGGTATCTTATTCCCACAGGGAGTGGGTAAAAGGTATCAAG